CTATTCGGGGCTGACGCCATTTCATCGCTTCATCGCAAACCGGAAGGCTTGCGGTTCAGTGCCCAGTCATCTGTAACACGGTCAAAACAAACGCCTGGGGCGCTCGGCTAAGTTGGCTTGGTTGCGATATTCCACGATGTATAGACTCGTTAAATTGAAGCCCGCTTCGCGATAGAAATATTTTCGCGCAAGTCAGCGCAAAAACGACAGAGCGGCGATGCCGAGGAACACCGCCAGAACGATCAGAAGGTTTCGCCGCCATGCCGCCGAGTGCTTGCGGCGCTGGGCTTCACCATGGCCCAGGCGGAACGATGAACGCTCCACGTAGCCGGTGCGCTTGTTGTGCTGGTCTCGATGCCAGTCGCGGGTATCAATCGCCAATCTTCACTCCCAGATGGTCTAGCCTTCGGCACATGCCCCTAGCGGGGCATCAGGACCGGATTTGAGGAACGACCATTCTGCTTGTCAATGAAGGTGTGGTATCGCTTGGTCAGGGCGATCCTCGCGGCAGGATCGGGAAGCGCGGCGATCAACTGCAAAGCCCTGGGCTTTGGCTTGACCTGGGGTTTCGGACGGGGAGGGCGCAGGCGGGCCAGGATCGACCGCTTGACGCGCTCAAGCCATGGAACCGGGGGCACGAAATCCCATGGCGGCAAGACACTGTGCGGACCGTGGGGGTAGTCGGCTTTGAACACCTGCCGGGTGTCGTACGCCTGATAAAGCTCTTTGCCCTTGTAGTACCACCGATCCGCCACGATGGCGTTTTGGCCGTAGCCAATGCGGGCCGTGGCCCAATGGAACTTCGGCAGGTACGCAAGGCGCTTGTGAAACGCGCCGAGGATGGAGCCCACGACCGGGATTTTCACCTTGTCGCCGCGCATGCACCGCACCTGCAATTCGATCAGGCTCTCACGCACCTGCTTGTCGATCATGTTGGCGTCTTGGACGATCAGGTACACATCCCACCCGAGCTTGCGGGCGTGAATGAGCCAGTCGAGCACGGCGGCGCGGTCCTTGTCCTGGAAGCTGCGCGAGTTAAGCCAGGTGCCCAGCTCGTCCAGAATGAGCACACCGTTTTTCTCCTCGTCGTAGCTGTCGGGGTTGCCGTGGCCGATGGCCTCCAGGTCGGCGCTGCTGGGCTTGTCCGGGATGCGGGTGTACGTCGAGCGAATGAAGGGCGTGAGCTTCTGACAGTTCAGGTCCACGTTGGAGGCAACGCGGCGCCCCTGATAGAGCGCCTCCTGGGCGCGCCACACGGCAAACAGCGTTTTCCCAGTGCCCAGCTTGCCCTCTACGCTGTAAACCGGCATGTCACAACCCCGCGGCCATCTTGATGAGCCGGCTCGTGTACTTCACGCCGACCACGCACATGCGGTAGACCATCACACCCGCGACGATGGTCCCGGCGATGGGGGGGAACAGCAGGCCGAGCAAATACCCGTAGCTCGTGGAGATGATCGCGCCGAACAGGGGACCAATCCAGGCCGTGAAGGTCGCCACACACGCGAGGTAGATGGTCGCCAGCAGCGTCACGGCGGTGATGCGCGTGGCGTTGCGCGCTCCGAACCAGCCGACCAGGAGATCGAAGAACTTCTCCCACAGGCCTTTGGTGAGATTCCCAATCAGCAGCATGCGTTACTCCCTGTTTGTCTCCAAGCGCGAGTCGGCTGGGCCTGTTCTTTGACACCGCGCCCGCAGACAAGGGGCATGGACTCAACCCCCCGCAGGGGCCACGCCAAGGCCTGGGCGATGGCCGAGGCCCGGGACATGGTTGGCGATGGCGTGACGGCCTGTTCGTCTCGATGCGTTGACATGGGGCGCAGCCCCATACCCCGCTTCGTTGGCCGAGACCGCTCCTTTTTCGCCAGGAGAGCAAAGCCGTGGTTTTGCTCACCTGCCGAAAACCGCTGACTGGTGATCGAGAGGCTTCCACCGGCACCGGGCCTGCCTTGCGTTGCGTAGATGGCCATGGCTTCAGGTGGTGAGGGCGTTTCTCATGAACAGGGATATCGCGCCGAACAGACCGCCCAGCATCCAGACCACGGTCATCAGCTCGTGGAACATCGGCTGGAACTGGCACACGTCGATCCCATCCACCGCAGGCGCAAAGGCTGGCGTTGGAATGACGCCGCAGGCGGTCGGCAGCTCGAAAGCCCAATTGATATCGGGGAACGGGTTTGCAGCCACGAGACCTTCGATCCAGTCGGCATTCTGTTCTTCCAGGTCACGCAAGCGGTCAGCATTGACGTCCGTCGCGTTGGGAACGCCGGTCTCATCCACCTTGACCGCACACGGCGGGGTGCCAGAAACGCCGCAGGGCATGGCGAAAGGTTGCTCATCCAGCTTTGGGGTCTCGGTCTCGGTGGTGGTATTGCAGCTTCCACCGGTGCAAGTGCTGGTGACCGTGGTGGTGGTGGTGTTAATCGTGTTGCCGGTGTAGGTGTGCTGGTGCTGCGTCGTGGTCGTGGTTGTCGAGTTGTCCACGTTCACAACGGTCTTTGTTTCCCCCTGGCTGGTAGCAGGGCCAGTGACCTGGGGCGTAGCCTGAAAAGGACCGGCAGGGACAAGGGCCGTAGCATCGGCAACAGCTTGCGACACCTTGGAGTTTGAAGGCCACCCGGACTTAGAAGCGATAGCGCTTTCCAGCTCGGTCATGCTGGAAGGCGTGGGCGTACCGGAATAGGGAGAAATCTCACGGCTCTGAATGTTGTACGTGGCACTGCCGGAAGTACCAGCCGGAACACCACCGCAACATTCGGCGGTAAGTACATACGACACCGCCCACACAGAACCAGAGACACCACTGGACGTCACATTTCGGGGACTGGAATTGGCGACAAACTGAGAGCGCATCGCAGAGTCAAAAGCACTTGGCTTAAGCCACCCGGTATCGACCCAATTGGTGCTTCGATACTCATAACAAGGACCCGTAACGCAAGACTCTGCTGGTGGCTTCTGAACCACAACAGCAGCCCCATCCTTCTGGACGAGAAAGCCAAGCTCTTGCGCAAGGTCATACAGCGCAACGCCAGCTCCAAGCACAGACACAGCGCCGAGGCCACGCGTGATGATCTTGGCGAGAGTGGCAGGAGGAATAGAGATCCGCGCCGATGCATTGATGAGGCCGCCACTGTTGTTTCGCAGCGGCAAGGCCCTATCCACATTGACAGGGCCGCCAGAGGTCGAAATCTGGGGGACACCCTGGCCGACGACAGGTTGACCGCCTGAGCCAAAGGTGACCGTCTGCTTGCCGACCCCAGTGACCTGGGCATAGAAGCGATCGAAGGCAGAATCTGGAGCAGACACCTGGGCAAAAGCGCCCCCGCCCAGAAGGGCGAGGGCAAGGGCCAGCAAAGCGCGGAAGGTTGAACGCATGTTCTGGCCCACCCCGATCAGGAGGCGCGGGGAATCTTCTTCACGTACTTCAGGGCGATCATGAACACGACCGCAACGGCACCGAGACCCACCAGGGCAGCGGCATAGCTGCCAACCTTGGTGGTGGCTTCGGTCATGGCCGCATCGAAAGGATCGGTCACGGTCTGAGCCATGGCGGGCACCGACGCCAGGACGAGCACGGAGGCGGCCAGCGCCTTGTCTTGCAGCTTCTTCAACATTTCAGTTCTCCAAAAAAACACCAGTGGAACGACTGGCAGCGTTGCGCCAAAACGGCGACCTCATGCAGCGTTGGCAATGGCGCGGACATAGGCCACAGCCTTGCCGACACCAAAGCCCAACGCCCAGCAGCCCATCAGGACTGCAAAAATCTTGGTGACAGTGGCGGCATCGATCACAGGCGATTCCCCGAGTCGTAGCCACGCACGAGCGCAAACACACAGGCGGCGACAAGCAGCGCCTGAAGCAGGTGATTGGTGTTGTTCCAATCCATCAGAAAGGCCTCACAGGCAGGTCGTACTTCTGCCGCCAGTGGGTCGAGTCGGTGCCCTTGAAAAAGTCGGAAGGGGCAGGCTCGGTGCCTTGATAAACCCACGTGCCGCAGGCAGACAGGAACACCAGGACGAAAGAAAGGGCGAGGGCGTTTCTCATGCGCTCACCCTTGGGAAATCAGAGTAAGGACCGGACGCCCATGCTTCTGCCACAGGACGAACGGTGCGCAGGAACAGTTGGCAGCCAGCCCGCACGAGTTCGTAAGGGGAAGCCAGGATTTCCCCCGTTTGGCGCAGAACACGTGCGCCGTCGATTCGCAGAACCCCACCAACGCCCGAGAGGGCTTGAAGCCAGCGGGGATAGTTGACCCAGGCGCAAATTTGACGGCCATCAGGTGTGATGCCACCCTGACCGTACGTTCGACAAGAACGGGGGTACTCATGGTGCTTTCCGATCTTCGACATGTATTTCATGAGGTAGCCGACCGCGTTGCGGGCGCGTTCGCGGTTGGCCATGCCGTAAGGCCAGAAGGCCCCACGGTCGGCGGCGACCTGATCCCACTTAGGACAGGTCATGTGCGAGGGCAGCCAAACGGCCACGTGGTAATGCACGGTGCCCTTTTGCTGAAGCTCAGCCACCCAGACGTAGCGGGCTTTGGTGCCGCGCTTCTGGCACCAATGGCGAAACGCCTTAAGCGCGTTGGAGATGTGGCGAGGTGACCAGTCGTGAGCACCATTGCCGAGAGTGCCCCGGGTGTCGTAGGTGAGCGTCACGAGCCAGCAAGAGAAAGACGCCGAAGGGCATTCGGTCTCAAGCACGCGGCCAGTGGCCCACACAGCACGGCGAAGCCGCTTTACACGGGCCTCCCGTTGGGCTTCCTTCGACCACGACAGTGGAATGACGCCCGGAACGTCATCGCCACTTGTTTTATTTGAGACAAGCCCGGCACCGTCGCCAGCAGCAGCCGCGCTTCGCGCGTCTGCAGCCGTCGCCAGTGCCGCCCTGTTGGCCGACATGGCAGCAAGCGCGTCAAGGCGGGCCGAGTGGCCCCAGGACTCAGCGAGGGCGGAGGGAGTCAAAGGGCACCCCGCGCAAGGAATGGCGTCGAGAACTCAACGTCGCCGAGGTCAGCACGCCACTGACGCACGTAGGCGTCGAACTCGTGAGGACAGGTGAACAGCTTGCGCCACGGGCCACCGGGCATGGGGGCGGTGAACGTGTAAAGGTATTGCCGATCCATCACCACCCCGCGAAATTGAAGTGGGTGACAAACAACTTGAAGTAGCCAACAGCAAGCCCCGCAATGCCGACCAAGCAAATGAGCACGAAGCCAACCCCGGCACAGTGCTGGCGAAACGTGTAAGAACGAGAGGCCATCAGCGCCCCCTTGCAACGGGATGAGCCGATGCGCGGAGGAAGCGCACACGGCAGGCTTGAGCGTGGCAGTGATGCAACCAAAAGCCGCCCGGATGCTGGAGCAAGCGAGCGATCATTGGCCAAACCCCGCCAGAGTTCGGCCACCGTCCAGAAGCTGAACGTCGTAGGTGAGGCCGTTTGGATCGCAACGAAGCTCGATGCGAACTTCCGATGCGTGCTCGTTCAGGTCGAGGGCTTCGCGGCAAGCCTGGGCCAAAAGGCCAGCGACAATCGCCAACTGGCCGTACGGGTCATGCTGCTGGAGCATGGTGCACCCCTCAGGCCTTGGCGGCAGACGGAGCCGGGACCAACCGGGGAGCCACGGACAAACGTCCGTCGTCCACCGTGATGGCAGAGGGGTGCAGGAGGTAGAAGCCGGGCGGGAACGGAGCCTGTTCGGCGTCCAGCATCAGTTCAAACTTTTCGGGGTACTTGGCAGGCTTGCCGTCCAGGTCCACGATATGCAGATAAGCGGTTTGCATCCGCAGGTGGTACGGGCGTTGGGTCTTGCTGGAGATGCCCTTGCGCTCGTTCAGGGAGGTGGAATCGATTTCAACTTTCAGCATGGTTTGGTCCCGGTGAATACGCAGAATTTGCGTAGGTCGGACCATACACAGGAAAAGGGTATGTATGCAACACACGGAACTTGCTGACCTGATCGAGCGCGCAGCCGCCGAGGTGGGCACGAAAGCAGAACTAGCGCGGCGGATCGGAACGACGCCGCAGCGGCTCAACGACTGGAGATCGGGGTATGTGCAGTGCCCACCCGAGAAGGTGGCGCTGATCGCCGACGCGGCAAAACTCCCAGCAGATCAATGGCTTGCGCGTGCTGTGCTATGGCGAAACACCGGCAAACCAGACGAGGCGCGGCTGAGGGCAGCGTTGGGAAAGTGGGCGCGAGTGACTGGCGCGGCGGGCGTTTTGTCTTTCGTGGTGAGCGCGGTTGACCTGATCCGACATTCCACGATGTATAGCGAGTTAGCTTTACTTGTCGTACTGGCGTAGCTCTGCGAGGGCAGCAGCAGCACGGGAACGACGAAAAAAAGTAGCATCGCCGCCACGCCAGCGGCCCGGACCCCCCCCAAGATCGCCCGCGCTCGGCTCCCTTCTGGGAGCTGTTCAGCCATCACACGCGCCAGCGCTTCGCGTGGTTCTTCCCCTGCAATCTCGGCAAGAACAGGAACCCACTCCAGAGGGAGAGGGCGCTTCCCGCTTCGCACTTTGCTGATGTTCCCTTCGCTAAAGCCGGTCTCTTGGTGGAGCTTGTAAAAGCTGCCGCACACTTTGCCCGCTTTGTCAATCAGTGATTTACCGTATTCCATGCTTGTCTCCTTGACAAGTACGCTCCGCTTCACTTGTCGTATGGACAAGCATTGCAAGGAGCCACCATGATTGCCTTTGAATTCCACACCGGCGGCGAAGTCCGCACGATCAATTACACCACCAAGGCAGGCAAGCCCGCCACGATGCACAAGCAAGAGTGCTATGTGCAACTGATGGACGCCCAGGGCAAGAAAAAGCCCTACCCCGAGAAAACCTCGGTGAGCCTCCAGACCGACGAACACGGGCGCCCCATCGTCTACCAGCCCGGCGTCTACACCCTGCACCCCTCCAGCTTCTACCTTGATCGCTTCGGAGCGCTCACGGTGGCTCCGCGACTCGTTCCGGCCAAGGCCAACGGCTGACGAGGGGTGCACCATGCAAGCCCCTTTCCCGCTTGACGACGAGCCGTCGCTTGTGCGGCTCGAAATCGTGGGGCTTCTCGCCCGTGCCGCCCGGCTCTGCCTCCAAGAGTGCGAGCCCGCCGACACGGTAGAGATCGCCCTGGTTGCTGCGCCTGAAGGCTTCCGAGTCGATGTGCAGCAGCTTGCAGCAGGCCAAGCCATCGCGGGGTGGGGCCAATGAGCAAGCGCAAGGCCGAGCGCCCCCCCATGCCAAAGCTCGTTCAGCACCCTGGCGGGTTCTGGGCTCACCTTTGCCGCCACACGCCTTGCCGTCTGCATTTCCTGCGCCCTTCGGCGCAGCCTGTCGCCCGGGGGCAGTGATGACCGGCGCGACGCCTGGGCTTGTCCCAAGTATCAACAACGTGGAAAAGGGTTCCCCCGGCCCGCAAGGGCCGGTCCATGTCATCGAAGTGGATAAGGTCAAGGCCCGTTGCACCCGGCTTCGCAAGAACCTCGGCGTAGCAGCCAAGTGGCTTTGCCAGGGTGGGGGCCAAGCCTGGATGCTCACTTTCACTTACAAGCGCGTTGAGGATTGGAAACCGTGTCACGTTAGGGATGCCCTTGTCCATCTCCGAAAGTGGCTCCAGCGCGCGTTTAAGTGGCGTCTGCGGTACTTGTGGGTCATGGAGACACAGACCCGCAAGAGTGGCGACCAGATCGGGCAGAGCGCCCCCCACTACCACGCCGTTGTTTGGGTGCCTGTTCAGTGCACCCGTTCAGAGCTTGAGTTCGATTCCAAAGGCTGGTGGCCTCATGGGCTGACGAATGCCGTCAAGGCCGTGGCCCCCGTGCGCTACGTCATGAAGTACGCCAGCAAGTTTGATAACGGGGGCCAGTTCCCCAAGGGAGCGCGAATCTATGGTATCGGCGGCCTTTGTGCAACTGGCGCTGCTTGTAGGCGCTGGATTAACTGGCCTGCTTTTGTGCAGGGCAATTCTGCGGCGGGCGACCGGTCGCAACGAGCGAGAGGCGGCGGCTGGATTATTGGTCGCACTGGAGAGTGGCTCCCATCTGAGTGGGGTATGTCCCTCCGCAATCGCAAGAGCACGCGCCTTGTGCGCCTGCACTCTCACTCGCGTGAAATCCTGAACCCTGCGGGGCCGTTCTCATGGATTCGCTGATTGGTCTTTTCACGCTGTCTGGCTGGTGGGGTCTGGCGCTCCTGGCGCTTGGTATGGCTCCCTTTGCCCTGGTGCGTTTGTATTCCGGGGCGGTGAAGTCATGACGGCAGAGGAAATGCAGCAAAGGTTGTTGGCCCTTGAGGCGCAGCAGTCACAAATTCTGGCGTGGTTGCAGGGCTTTCTGCCTGTGCTCACGCCCCAAGACTTGGCACTGGTTTTAGGGGCATCAGTGTCAGTCCTGCTGGCGGGGTGGTCTCTCCGGCAGGCTATTAGAGCCCTGAATTGAGAGAAGCAAATGGAACCAAGCACCGTTTTTGACGCCACCACCTACGTGAGCCAGATCACTGGCACCATCCCCGGCATGCTCGCCATCGGTGGCGCAGTTTTCGCCGTGGTCCTGGCGATCAAGTCCACCAAGTGGGGCCGTCGCGCTCTGTAAGCCCTTGGGCGATTGGGGGGCGCGTGGGCTTGCCCGCGCGCCTCCCCCTACCACCATGCTCGCATACCTCGCAATCGTCGTTTTTCTGCTGGCCCTTTGGCTAGTTCTCACAGCATGAGAATCGTTGACTGGCTGTCCTTCCTGCTGTTTGCTGCGGCGGCTGCGTTTTTCGGCGTCGGGTCTGGTAACGCACACGCGGCCATTTCTCCGACCCCTGGTTATTGCAATGGCGACATACCGTATTTGGCTAAGTGCGGGACCGGTGCTCCGGCCTATCCCTCTGTCGCCGCTGTTTGTTCTGCTGCTGTGCCGCTGTTCAATCAGGCCAACGCTGGAAGCGGTGTCACTTACAGCGTGGCTCAGGTCATCACAAACCCTGCTACTGGTTTCGGCTGTCGTTTCAGTAACAGCCAGGGGTTTACTTATCCTCAATACGGGCAGTATTTTGTCTATCAACAGGGGAGCGCATGTCCTGCTAATAGCACCCTGTCAGGTGGTACTTGCGTGTGCAATTCTGGTTACACCGAGGAAGCGGGCGCATGTGTCGTCCAGAAGTCTGAGCAGGAATTGCTCTGTGAGTCTCTGAACGGCACAGAAACTTACATTACAGGCGGGGCAGGTCTCACCCCTGGTGGCTCGTCTTGTAACGCTACGGGCTGTGCCGTGACCGTGGCCGATACCATCATCAAGGTCACTGATCGCACTGGAAAAACAAGCGTTGAAGGTGCAGGCACTTTCACTGGTGCCACATGCCAATACACCGCTGAGACAGGCAACACGGAGGACACGTGTCCTGGCGGTTCAGTTGGTGAAGTCAACGGCGTTCAGGTTTGCGCGAAGTACGACCCAAATCTCAACACTATCGAGAGCACCAGCAAGAGCGAGAGCACCACGCAAGAGGGCTCTAATACTACGCAAGAGAGCAAGACCACCAGCACCATATGCACCAACGGTAGCTGCACGACTACGACGAACACCACCACCAACGTTAACGGCACACCGAGCACCAAGACCCAGACCAAGACGGAGAGTCAAGCGGACTTCTGTAAAGAAAACCCGAGGGCTCCGCAGTGTGCAGAGGCTGGCAAGTTTGGCGGTCAATGTGGCTCTTTCACTTGCACCGGTGATGCCGTGCAGTGTGCGCAGGCCAAAGCTGCTTCTGATCTGGCTTGCAGCGTTGACAAGCTCCCCCCTGGCGTAGCCGATGCAGCCGCGGAGGTGCTAGGGGAGGGCATGCCAGAAGGGCTTTTCATCAACGGGTCAAGCCTTCAGCCGCCTACCGCCGTCACTGGATCTTGCACCCTGGTAGATCAAGAGATACCGCTGATTTTTGAGCAGTCGTTGACTGTCAAGTGGTCTACCTTCTGCCAGTACATGGACACCATCCGAGCAGCCATCGGCGTGTTTGGTGCCCTTGCGTTTGCCTTGATCGTTTTCCGGAGTTGATATGGCACTACCTGCACTCGCTGTCGGGTCCATGGCGGGCTCCATCGCCGTGGCTGTCGTCGCATACCTTGCCGAAGCTGCAAAGGGCATCGTGGGCCGTGTGCTCATCGCGCTTGGCGTCGGCATCGTCACCAGCACTGGCCTTACCGCCGTGCTGAATCAGGTTCTTTCCCTCATGACGGACCCCATGGTTGGGCAGGGCATGTTTGGGAGCGTGTTTTCTGGTGTGGGCATGTCCTGGTTCTTGTCCACCATCTATAGCGCCTTGGTGGCTCGCATGACCTTGCGCGGGCTCACTTCGGATAGCGTGTCGTTCTGGGTGCTTCGCAAGAGCCTGCCAGCATGAGCGAGACTGAAAGCCTAAAGCCGGTCATCCTGATTACCGGCCTTCCTGGCGAGGGAAAAACCCTCTTTGCCGTGTCCAAGTTCCTCAAGGGCAAGGCGGGTGTGTTCGCGGCCAACATGAACACGACGGCCTTTCCCAAGGTCGATGCGTCCAAGTGGTATGAGACACCTCCTGGCTCCGTGGTCGTCGTTGACGAGGCATGGGAGTTTTTCGCACCGCGCAATGCGATGCAAGACCCGCCTGAGCACTACACGCGCATCCCTAAGATTAGGCATAGCGGCCACGTGTTGGTGCTCATCACGCAAGACCCGCATGATCTGGATGCCCGAGTGCGTCGTCGTGTCGGCAAGCACTACCACGTGGTTCGCGTTTATGGCTCCGAGCGGGCCAACATTCATGAATGGAACAAGTGTCAAGAGGACATCAACAATCGCGCGGAGACCGAATCGGCTATCTGGGAGTACGACAAAGAGGCGTACAACCTGTACACCAGCACCGAGGACAAGCACCGTATCAAGATCGAGATACCTCGCAAGCTCAAGCGGGTGCCTGTGTACCTGGCGCTTGCTGCCCTTGGTGTGGGTGGTGGCATTTGGGCCACGTTTGCCAACTTCAAACCGGATACTCCAGCAGTCGCACTTTCACCGGATGACAGCGGCCCTGGTGGTCTGTTCGGTATGGGCAAACCTTCGCCCAAGACACCCCAGAAGCAAGAGCCCATCTCGGCGCAACAGTGGGTTGAACAGAGAACTCCACGTATTCCAGACCTGCCGCATACTGCGCCAGCGTATGACGCGCTCACCGTGCCCACTCAAGCACCAGTGATCGCGGCGTGTGTGGTTTCGGCAAGCAAGGGGTGCAAGTGCTATAGCCAGCAGGCCACGCCATTGACTGTCAGCATCGACGTGTGCATGCAGTTCGTGAAGGGCGGGATGTTCCAAGAGTTCACCAACCCTGCGCCTTCGCGGGAAATGGTCAATGAGGACAGGCCCAGTACTCGCGGGACAGTACCACCCGCAACGTAAAGAGCCAGGAACGGCCTGGAGGCCCCTGCGGGGGTAGCGTCTGCCTACCTGATGGATGCGGGCGAGGTGCAGAAGGACAGACCCGGCAGGCTTCGCGCTCTGAAAAACAGAAACACGCCACGCCATCCAGAAGTGCAGTTCTGGAGGCTTCCGAGGCTTCCGGAGGGCTGCGCAGCAGCCTGGAGGAAACGTAGGAAACGGAAGAACGGAACGCTATTCCCCCAACGCCGACGACATTCCACGATGTATAGACTTGTTAAATTGAACGCCGACT